GGCCAAACTTTTCCTTGATCTGCCCAGTATGTTTCTGTAATTACCGGAAAAGATAACTTAGAAGTTGACCTTAAATCTTCTAAATCGTCAATGTCTATATTCATGCTGGCTAATACAGATAATATCTTTTCCAACTGGTGCAAGTAACCAGTGCCACCGATTCCAAACAGACTAATCATGCCGTCCCAACGACCTAATTTAAATGCAGGATGGTACCTAGCATAAGGAATTTCATACTTAAACGTGTTGGCTAATTTTTTGCGGGCTTCTAACGAAAGACCTTCAAATTTAATGTTAACCTCGTCTCGAATGACCAATTTTACAGCCATAAATTTCCTGTCTCGATAAGCGGTTGTGCGTCGGTATACGAAATTATTAAATCGCAACAGTTGGCGTAAGCCGCGGTTTTAGTTTGTTTTAAGGAATTTCCAATAGATATTATACTCATGGGTTTCCATGCATTTTTTAGGAAAAATTTAGGTATTTTTCCGTTTTGTACACCAACAATTTTTGTGGTAGAATCAAGTTGTGAATTGTATTGATGGTCGGCAATGAATTTATTAAACTGTATTCCATGTTCATCATTAGGCAATCTAAAATAAATTCCTACACCGTCAAAAATTCCATTTTTTTCCAAATTTTCATGAAGATTTTTGAGGTCTTCAAAACACCTCTTGTAGTCGTTGTGGTCAAAAATTACCAGTGTCGGTAATCTTTTCAATTTTAACAAACTTGAAAATATTTCATCAAGTGTTGTTTCTTTCTTATTGATCCAAATTTTGCTAGATTTGCGAAATGCTATTTTTTCGGTCAAATTTTTCGGATTTTTTTCAGGTTCCTCGACAAAATACTGATACCTTACACTTCGGTCATAAATGACGGTATTGTCAATCTCAGTTTCAAGACCTAGGTCTTGTGTTATGGCTTTTTGAAAATTTGCATGAGAGAAATTTTTCAGTAAAAATTGGTCTTCCACCTCATTTTTAGACCATGATTTTATGATATAGTAAAAATTACGGATTTTTTCATCAATTTCAAAACCTTGGGGATCAAAGGTTTCAAAAAGTTTTACAATATTTTTTTCTGTTAGGTCTGCTCGATAAATCTTTCCAGGTGCATCCTGCCTGAGACCACTAATTTCCTTCCAAATTCCGGTCATAAGTTTTCTTAAAGGGGAAGAAAATGCAAATTCTATTATTATGCCAGGTTCGTCGGTTGATAGGTATATTTTTTTAGTTTTGTCTATTGGCCTGAATGATCTTGACCATGTTGGTGACTCAATTGACATTTTTATGTTTTCAGATTGATCACCAAATTTCTCTAAATTTTCACCTAAAATCTTTAAAAGTAATCGACCTTGATTTTCGGTGATAAAATTTGGCGATGAAATTATTTTTGCCAAACTTTTCATTACTTTTAAGTCTCGTGTTTTAATTTTATCAAGGGTATCTGTTGGACCATTGATTATTAAAAGGAGTATTTTATCTATATTCATCATAGTTACACTATACACAAGTTATTAACAAAGGTCAACCTTTTGTGAAAAAAATAGGCCTCAATATTATTTAAGGCCTATGGTCTTCAGTTTGGGCAAATTGATTAAAGAGATGCGTCCTCCATACCGGCAACACGCAATTTAACAATATTTGTCAACTGCCATTGTTTTTGATCGAGTGCTTTAGTAATACCTAACCATTTGTTACGAAGTAAAGCAAACTCGTTGATAATTTTTTCAAAATCAACTACATCTGCTTCACCTTCTACAAATTTTTCACAATCGCGACTACTTAGAGCTCGTTGATAGTTTTCGAGGTACTTACGAAAATGACTACTTTTAAGTCGTCGAAGTTCAATGTTTAAATATTCTAAAATTGCTTCAATTTCTTGTAATTGACCAAATCGTTGTTCTACTATTCCAGGCATATTAGCCGCAGCTTTTTCAACATTGCCTATGATTCGACATTCTGTCCGAGCTACGTCTAATTCGCCGTTGAAATACTCAACAGCATCTGGAATATAAGAAATATCTTTTGCAATTTTAGCGTACCACATTAAAAATCTAGTTCCTTGTAGTCATCGTCATCGACATCTTCTTCATCTAGATAGTATTCAATAGCAGAGTCCAATGTTTCGTCAACGCCTGTTGCACTTTGCAGTACTTTGTCGCTAACTCCATGGTCTGCCAAAAGATCCACGTATCTTTCAGCAACAAGTTCTAATTGTTTTTTATCAATATAGTCTGCAAAAAGCAACCAAATATCACCAATTTGTGTTTCATTCAACATTCTCGTCTATCTCCTCAGGAATGGTAGTTGTTGTTAAAGTTTTGACATCGAATTTCTTCATTATCATATCTAATTTATCATCTTTCCATTCTTTTCGGTAGAATTTGAATTCTTCGCCTGTTTCCGGATCAACCCACTTGAGTCTGTTACCTTCTTGTTTTAGTAAACCTGCTTTTTCAAACATATCAACTAAACCGCTGTAGGGATTCATACCAGTTTCATATGGAATTTTAACCTGTAGTGTTTCAAACGGCTTGGCATAACGAGTTTTCATAATCTTACAAGCGGCACGAATACCGTTGACTTCTGAAACTTTGTTACCATCTTCGTCTTCTTTCAATTTCAACTTTTTCATGGCAACCACAATAGAACTTGCGTAAACGAAGCCTTGTCCGCCTGAAATTTTATCATCTGGATCGAACATGTCTTGCGAAGCGTATGTATGGTTTGTAGCAACAAGTCCAACATTATAATTTCCAAACATGTTAACACAGTTACGCACAAGTGCGGTAAGTGCTTTAGGTTTACGGCCCATGTCGCCTTTTAAATCGCCCGCTTCAAACTGATTAACATCTGTTGGGGTCAGCAACATACCGAGACTGTCTATGACAAATAAAACTTTGGGGCGTTCTTCCATTGCCTTATACTCTTTCATGAACTCGTTGATAGTTTTAGCAACATCATCAATCATAGCCATGTTAAGTTTGAGAAGTTTTTCTTCACTGGTATCTACACCCAATGCGTGTAACCACTTCTCGTCAAGAGCATTTTCGCTGTCAATTAAAATACAGTAAATGCCTTGAGCTTGTGCGTTCTTAATAATATTACCACTACAAATATATGACTTGCCAGCACCTGATTCGCCAGCAAATACAGTAACTTTACCTAGTGGAACACCTTTATTAAAATCGCCTGAGATTAGATAGTTTAACGCAAAATTACCAGTACTAATCCAATCTGTAGGATCATTAAATCCTACACCAAGCCCGTCAATGGACTTGGTTAATGTCTTTCTAAATTTTGATAAATCGAATGCTTTAGTAGCCATAATTATTGATCCAATGGTAATGTATTCCACTCTTTAATTAGAGCGATTACTTCTTCTTCGGAGTTGCAAAGTGTCTTGGTATTTTTCCATTCTTCTTTTTTATCTCGTCCGCCAATTTCTACCATCCAACCATTGTCATAACGATTGATACTGATATTTTCATTTACTTTTGCTAGTTTTGCTAATTTACTCATAGTTATTCTCCTAATAGATGATGAGAACTCCCGGGGGACCTTATAGGATCAGAACCGGGAGCCGTGTTTATTGTTTTTGACGATTACGAATCATTGCCAAGATGTCTTGGGCACGTGAGTCGCCGCCTTCAGATGCTTCTGCTTTTGGAGCAGGAGTTGGCGCTGGAGCAGATTTTTGTACTGCTGGCGCTGGCTCATCATCATAACTATCATCTGCAGGTGCAGATGCTTTAGGAGCAGATGTCTTGTTAGGATCACCTGTGTTTTGGCTCATACCTGCTGGTTTGAAATATTGACCCCAACGTTCCATATCAAATGCTTCACCGTCCACTGACGCTTCAAACATTTCTTTCATAACTTTGAGTTCAATCTCAGTTGGCTTCTTAGGTAAGAAGTCTGACAAATTGTACAGACCATGTGCTTTGATCGCCGCTTGTTCTTCATCATTTAGCGGACGTTCACGACGTGCCCAACTTGATGTTGAGTAGTCAGCATAACCGCCTTTACTACCTTTCTTCATACGGAAATCAAGTCCATGTACAAAGTCAGTTGGCAAATCTTCTAACTCTGGATCAACAAGTGCTGAACGAATTAGTTGGAAAATTTGAGGTCCAATGATAAATCTGCGTATTGGATTTTCTGGTTTGTTTTCTTCTTTCAAACCATCTTCTGCAACAAACCCTTGGAAAATGTAACTACGCTTTTTCCAATATTTACGACCCATATCTTCAAGTGCAGGATCCTTAAACCAACCGCGAACTTCGTTTAAGATTGGGCAAGATTCGCCATACATTTCAACGCATGGTACTTGAACGATTGTTTGTTTGCTTTCTGTTTCACCTTTGATTCCAGCGAATGGCAATTTAATCATTGCACGTTCAACCCAGAAAAAAGTGTTATCGGTGTTACCATCTGGTAAGAATCGCAGAACGGATTCGCCACCTTCTTTTAAATTCCAGAACGGATAAATTGAGTTATCTCCGCCTGTTCTTTCGCCTGAACCTTTTGATTCAGATGCCTTTAGTTTTGCTCTAATTTCAGCCAAAGTTGCCATAATATTCTCCTTTAATAGCCTTTTGTTTTTGCCTATAGTTGTTTTACACCCTGTAAAACAAAAAGTGCATATACCTAAGTATACGCACTTTTATTTAGCAGAGCAAGAGAAATCTTGCTCTAAATCTGGTATTATTTTGCCAAACCTGCTAGGTGTATGATACTTGCCAAACTTTGATCTTCAGCATAATTAACTGTTGGACTTTCGCTTATACTTTGTAGTTGTGTTTCCAAAGCACTAATATCCAAACCTTTATGATTGTGATCTACCTCTGGTCTATGACCGGCTAAACGAACTACATGATGTTGTTCGCGACCGCCTGAATCTTTCATATCAATAAATTTCAATACCTTAATTAAATCTTCTTCTGTAGCACCTTCAAACTCGCCGTCTTCGAAGGCTTTTTTCAATTTAATCTTGATACGCATTGCTCCAAGCGGAAAATTACCCGTTTTTGCATCATAAAAACCGCTTACAAATTTTAACATTCCTTGTAGGCCGCCTTCGTTTGGAGAATCTAATCCAATGTCACTTGGACTCATTCCGCATTCTTCACAAATTTCAGCAATCGTTTTTACTGTGCCACCTAAATTTAATTGTGTTTCTAAAGTTGCTCCTGCCTTAACTGCTTTCTTCATAGCACTGGCCATTCCTTGACGTGCTAGATGTCGTGCTTGACTATATCCTTGTCCGTGTTTACCTGGTGTAACAGGTTTAGATTTTTTATCTTTTGGATCAACATCCCAAGGCGGATCATTACTATCTTCTTTTCGATCTTCAGCAACTGGTGCTGGTGCTGGAGCGGTTGGTTCAGCTGCCACAGGTGCTGCCGGCTCAGCGGCTGGTTCAGCTGCCACAGGTGCTGCCGGCTCAGCGGCAGGCGCTGGTTGAGCAGCTGGTTCTACTGGGGCTGGTTGTTGTTCTCCCTCGTCTGACGGAAATGTTAATTGAGTTAACAATTCTTCGTGTTCTGTTTCAACCCAACCTTTAATTAAATCATTTAAATCTGTTTCAGCAGGTGCTGCTTTAACAGCATCGATAAAATTTGGTTCATCGATTAGTCCTTTTAAACTCATAACAGCATTATCACCGTTTGGACCAACTTGCATGTTTTGTGCCAAAATATCATTTAATTTTTCAATAGCCGCAGATTGTGCATCTTCGTTAGGACTAAGAACTTCGTTTTTATCTTCGCGAACAATATCTTCTAAGAAAGCCTCAAATTGATCTTCTGGTGTTTGAACAGGTTGTGTTGTAGGTTGTGTTGTAGGTTGTGCAGTTGTTTTTCCAGATAAACCTGCTTTGGCCATTGCAGCATTAGTTGCTGGACCTCCCATAGTTGTCCCTGTTTTTCCATCTTTAATAGTAATATAAGGCGCCATAGATCTTACAATGGCATTGCCCTCTGGAGTTCTATTAGGTATAATGTATGTATTACTTTGTGTATCTAGTACTGCTGGACGGTCGCTTCCAAATGCGTTAATTGTGGTTAGCGTGAATCCATCACCTAAATCTTGACCTGCTGCTTGTTCACCTAATATATCATTAGCACCAAGTTCAACAACTGGTAATTCGCTTTCATCTACAAATTTATAGATATAAGGAAATACTGATTTTAGTTCTTCATTAAAAGTGCGAATAGTTAGACGATCAATTAAATCATTTGCAACTTCTTCAGGAATCATTTGTTCTTCCTGATCCTCAAAATTTTCAACAAAAGTTTCGTAGTAAGAAGTGCGTTGTAATTTATTAATAGTTTCTTTAATTTCTTCAATGCGTTCCATTACACGACCAGTAACATTAGCCATTGCTTCGCTTAATTGCTCTTGACGACTAACATAGCCTTTAAATTTACGCAGATGTGCTAGTTCTTCACTTAGTCCACAAATGTGTTGTCCAATGTTGTCGTAAGGATTGCCGCCATGTTTAATGTGTTCTGCTAATGCACGGGCGCCGTTTAGATGTTTATATGGATATTTGAATCTTTCGCCAGCATCATTTTCAATATAAATGCTTTCAATGTGCATTGTTCGTCCAGCGGGTAAATCCATGTTAATTGGTTGACTATGTTTAATAACTAAGCGAGCTTCGCCTAAGTCTTGGTAACTGATTCTATTGCTACCATAAAGTTTATTTTCCATAATTGCGGGCATAGTTGGCATTTCCTTACGTTTGGCCTGGTACTCGTAATCTCGTTTATCCAAGTTACTTTTTCCAATATTTTGTACGTCAAAGTTGAGTAATCTATCTTTTGCAAACTGTCTAAAACCACGAATAAATCTATAAGCACCGTGATGAGTAGCGTTATCGTCATCGGTTAAATCACCGCTAACTTGAATTACTATTCCGTCTTCAGGATCTAAAGTAATTGCAATAGTGCCTAGCGGAGCACCGTTTTCTTCGTATTCAAATTCAAAGAATCGAGCTTTAGGAATATCTTCCTTTTTGCTCAATACTTCTGCGTTTTCGTCACCAATTTTAATGTTGCGAAAACGGGTCTGTATTTTACCATACAGATCTTTAGCGATTTTATCTAAATTTGCGTCCATGTTATATTTATCAAAGGTTTGAGGAAACGAATATAGGCAGCGGTGGTTCCCAATCTTCGTTTGACTCGTC